TACCAAAGAAATATTTATTAGCTGGTATGTTGGCTAAGTTAGTACCTACATTATCGTCAGCATATTTAATATGGATATACTTACTCTTGTAACCAATAGCAGAAGCCGAGTTAGCTAATACAGCCGTGATAGGTGCAGTGTCTCCACCAGCACCCCCAAGATAGAGATCATACAAGAAAGCATCTAACTCTATGTTACCAGTAATTGGTGGACTAAACATATTATCTCCTATCTAGTGGCTTGGCATCCAATGAGAATGTACAGAGTCTCCAGTAGCCTTCTGAGTTAATCTTATAGTTAATTACTCTACCACTTGTTCTTGGATCTACCTTATAACCTTGTGAGCGAGTGTTATTAGGTTCAAACACAAAGACATCAGATGAAGTAAAGGTAGGATTATCAGTATAATTATTTTGAGATATTACTGAAATATTAATATTAGAATCAACAGGTACATTATCAAAGACAGGATAAATAGAACTTATAATAGTACTACCTGTTAAGTCACCTGTATTTAATTTTCTCTTTTCTATATAAGAATCAAATGAAACTAAAGAAGAACCATTCCACATTAAATAGTTATCATCAGTCACTAGTGTTTGATTAGCACCAGTAGTAAAGTAGATTACTTCAGAACCATACTGGAACTCATTATTAATATTACTAGGACCATTAAAAGAATAAGTAATATTAGGTAATGTTCTCTTTGTCCATGTATTATTTTTATAATTAAATATAAGAGATTCATTACAAACTAATGAGGATCCTTTAGGATAATTAATCCAGATCTCTTTATTAAAAGGATTCTTAATTACTTTTACTTTATCAATAGCTGAATTATTTAAATTATTAAAGAAATAATTTTTAATTCTATATTCAGAGATAGATTGCATTTCACCAGAACCATTATGAACATAGATATCATTACGGTCTACTACGAAATGTTTACCATCAAACTCTACTACACAGTCTGTATTTAAGATACCGTATGAATTAGAATACTTAGATACTTTGGTTACATTACCTAGAGATACAATACTAATACTATCTGAAGAGTATACAAATAGATTACCTCTAAGCTCTAACATATCTAAGATAGGTGATGTAGAGGATAATTCAAACTCATCAGCTGTATCAGTAGTAGTTCCTGGTTGCCATACGTTAGGTACAGACCCTGTAGGTGCTTGTGCTGAGATACGGATAGTACCTGGAGCGTTAGTAATAACACTGTCCTGTTCTAACGTTAAGTTAGCAGCGACTAATGAGTAGTTTAATGATCTAACTACTTTAGCGGTTACTGTTAATCCACTTACATAATTCCAATTAGGTAATTCTTGAAATGAGTTACCTGCTGTTACATCACCATACAAACAATACAATGGAGTTGATTTACCATTATTAATAATAATAGCATAGCCACCATTAAAATATGTTGAATGCCAGTCACTATTAGTATACTTAGCATCTACACTGTTGAGCATAGATGATTCGTTACCTGCTGAATCTACTCTAACAAAGTTACCATCATTACCAAAGATGTTATATCCTTGATCTGGTCTTCTCCAATGAACACCAAACTCAGGAGTATTAGTTACAACTCTGCTAGTTGTTTCACCTGTAATTGTTTCAATAGAGTTATTATTGAACCGTACATTTAGAACATCTGTAAAGGTATTCATAGGTACGATCATTGGAGGTAGGTCAGTATTCAAACCACCCGCACCTAAATCTTTAATTTGTTCTGCCATGTACGGTTCTCCTTATTTATACATTTTCTTTAACAAACATTTTAACTAAAGCGCCAACGATATCTGAACGTACAACATCGTCAACTGTAAATTGAATTACTGGAATTTCAATATTATTTTTCTCACATAATTTAGTGAACTTAGTAATACCATTTCCATTACTAACGTCTGATTGAGACGCATCACCAGATAAAATCATTTTAGAGTTTTCACCTAGTCGAGTAGTAATAGCTTTAATTTCATCGAATGTTAAGTTCTGAGACTCATCGATGATTACTAAGGAGTTTTCGAAAGATCTACCTCTAATAGTTTCTAAAGGTTGCATTTGAATTGTTTTCTTACTTACTAAATAATCATATTTAGTTTTACCAAATCTCTTTTCTAATACAGAGGTAATAGGCATTAACCAAGGACTGAGTTTTTCTTCTACAGTCCCTGGAAATGCTCCTAATGTCCTGCCTGTAGGTACATTAGCCCTACTTAAAATTATATAATCATAATTACCTTTTAAAAACATTTGAGCTACTTTACTAGCTGAACAAAATGTTTTACCAGTTCCTGCTGGACCTAATGCTACTGTAATTTCGAAATGATTAATAGCATCTAGCAGTCTCTGTTGGTTACGATTCTTTGGTTGGAAGTGAAAAGACTTATCCTCCCTAACCATACGTTCATTGAGTTGTTTGTTGTTTCTCTTCAAGATTATTCCTATTAGGTACCGCCTCAGAATACGATGCCAGGCTTATAGTGTGTCTTGCCTGATTCCTTTGTCGCAGTTAACTCCTGACCTTTTAAGTCATCTTCGTTATAAGCTACATGAACCCAACCACTGTCGGGAATTCCAGGCTTATAGAACTCAAGGATTAACTGCGTAAACTTTAGGTTATCTTTAATATAAAGTGCTAGGTCTTTATTATCCATTCCAGGGATCTCAATATCAGCTGCATAACCTAAACAATGGTGACTAGTTTTACTACCACCAATCTTAGAATTAACCTCTGGACTACGATATCCACTGGAAATCATTACTGGACCAAACTTATCTCTCAACGGTTGAAGGATATTATCAACTAACTTTTGTAGGTTAGCTGTAACAGTTTCATCAGGTGTATTATCGATACTTAATCGAATAGCCATATCTGATTTTGTTAGTTCTTCTAATGTGAAGTTATTACTCAATCTCATTAAATACTTTCAACCTTTCTAGGTTTTGTTAAATCAATGCAGTCTGTTTTAAATGCAGATACACTGGGTTCATTATGGAGTTTAGCAGCTACTACTTTATTTTGATTAAAACACTCTTCTATACTACTAGAAATAGCGCCATGATCAAACATACAAGTACTATCTGCAAAACAAACAAATAAAATAGGAAGTAGTACCATAGTATACCTTACTTAATACTTAGTTTATTACTAATAATTTGTTTAACCATACCACGCATACCGTAAATAACTACTACCATACCGATGATGGTGTATTGGTACCACTCTGGCATCCTTTGTATTACCTCAAAACCTGCTAAAGAATATTTATCCATGCCAGGAATAAAAGCCATAACCATGGGAGCTAGAAAGATTACTAATACTAGTTCATCTTTCCAACTCTTACCCATCTGTTCCATAGCAATTCTATCTAAGTCAAAGTCTTGTTGTTGACCTGACTGAGCAGCATTAAGGGCTGCAACTGCCTTAGCTTTCTTAATCTCTGCGTCAGCTGATATCTCAACTAACTTAGCTTCAGATTTAGCTTTAGTTTCTTCTTGTTTACCTTTGAGCCAGGTACCACCTATCTCAACTAAACTTCCTAATAAGGGTAGCATTAAGAACCCCCTTTCATTTCAATAGCCAGTAGTACAATCCACCATAAGATGCCTATACACACTGATATGAGAGATATATAGAGAGTATTCCACATAAAGTCCTTACGCCGTTTAGCTTGTCGGTATATTGTCTTCTCTCTGTCTTGACGGATCTGTCTACGCATTTGTAACATCTCTCGGTATACTTCGACACCGTACCTATATGTTATCATCTCTCGTAGTTCAGTTTCCATCTGTTGAATTTTTTGTTTATAGACTATTGCTTGGAAAGCTTCCTCTTCAACTGATCCGCTATTAAGTAGCTTACGGAATAAAGGAGGATCCTTAGATTCTTCTTCAGCTTTGTTAACATCGCTAACACCCTGAAAGAATTTCCCAAAGTAGCCTACACAGTCTTCGATCTCACGACCAGTTTCAACTGCCTTTTTAATCATATTAAAAGCACCTGAAGCTAATGCGAAGGCACTTACGGGATCAATCATAATATTACTTTCTATATTCAGAGATCATAAAGGAGAAAGCAGTTACTACACCAGCTATCCATAGAATAGGTTTAGCTGCTCTAGCAATCCACTCTAGTACAGTAAATGCTCCTTGAGCAGCAGAGAAAGCTTTGACAACTTGCTCTGTTTCTTCATTTAACTTATCTACTTTAGATTCTACTGCTACTAGCCTGTCATAAATTTCTTTATGAGTTACTTCTTCGTTCATGATTCATCAGGCTCCTCTGGTGTATTACCCTCGTCCAGCCACTTCAGGTACTCTTGGTAGTCTGTGTTGGCGGGGTCAAATGGAATGCAAGCGCCGTCAGATGTGCGAATCACGCACACTGGTTCGCCGCCAAAAGTGTTGATTGTTGCTTTGTACATTTATAACTCCGAATTGAAATCAATATATGCAGCATTATTAGCATATGCACTCATAAGATATACAGCACCAGCGGTTAGTCCAGAGGCTACACCCCAATTGATTGTGGCGGAATCTAAACCAATATGGCCCCCGTTGTTTACAGTAACTGCATAAGTAGCACTATATCCGTTTGTAATTCCGCAATTTGATTGAGACAGCGTTGGTGCAGCTCTCATAGTTTGAGGGTACTTATGAAAAGTTTGCGTTCCTGTTGAACCTGCACCAAGAGCAATACCAAACCCAGTATATGTTCCAGTTCCAGCAGTCATCTTTGCGTAATACCGCTGACACCTGCGGAGCATCTCCGAATAATCAACGTTTTCAAAAGGCGTGGCTACATTGCCTGCCTCAAGCTGTACGCCTGTGATGTAGAACGTGGCTCCGCTTGTGCCGACTACTGAGGTTGCGCCTGTGGCTGAAACGTTGTTATTTGAGTTCCATGCGCCAGCCGTACCACTTCTGTCTGGACCCGCACCAAGACCGAAAAATACTTGAACCCCAATTCCATTAGTAGTTAGCCATGTTCCTGTTGTATCCCCTGCAATGGATACCGATTTTTGCTCCCATGTATCCGCTACTGAAATCGTGTATGTAAAAGGATAAGAGCGGGTTGCGGCACTGTTTGCAATAGAGCCGCCAAAAGTCCCAGTTAAACTAGAACGAACCCAAAAAGAAAGCGTTACAGTTTTAGCATTTGCTGTACCAAAACCAAAGTCTGAAACATTAAAGCCCTCTATTTTTTGTCGAATAGAGAAATACTGCGTTGTAATTAAAGATGTGTCGGCAGTTGTGGTTGTGACTTTTAATGAATTAACAAACCCAACTGGAGCAGAAGTATCTTGTTGCGCTGAAAATGACCCATCAGTAGAGTTGGTCATAGTAAATCTATCAACAGGATAAGACCCTGAAGCAGTCACCGCAGCACCAGCGTTCCTCTGGTCAATCCGCATATCTCCGTTGATGATGCGATTCCTGCCAGCCATGTTAGACACGGTAGGTGTATAGCCGTTAATAGAAGCATTACTACCTCCATTAACGTCTACAATTGAATTTATTTTTAATAAGCTCATTACACCTCCCAGTCTTGACTATTAACAACTGCTATTAATGACTCAACATCTGAACAATTGCTAATAGCCGTTTCTAACCTATTGGCTTCAGCAATGATAGCTGCTCGCTTAATCACTACATCAGGATCAATAGGTACATCACGCTCTGCCTTGCGAATAACCATCCAGTCGGTAGTTGCCAGCATAGTGCCAGCGGTTGCTTTTACCTGTGCAATCCAATTCGACTTCAGACCTTTGGTTACCAGACGCTCATCGCTGTCCACCATTGCAGGCTCACCGTCAACCTCACCCAAGACTTTGACATACATGGGGTTGCCGTCTTCATCGACTTCCTTACGGTCTTCCATAGCCTTGGGGTTGTTGATGTCACCATTCCAATAGAAGCGTTCATCAGCACGGGTTGCCTCAGTTTCCCAAGTAATCCCCAGAGCCGCACGGTCTTCAGCGGATGAGAACCGTAGCCAGTTAGCAGGGTATTGAATGTCACCCAACGTAAAGGCACGGTCAAGTTGGAGTGGTTTGTTGTTTACTTTATACATTGTGTTTCCTTATCGTGCGAGTGAGTTCTTGAATGGGTTTTCGGCAAATGCCATGTAGATGTATGTGCCGCCTGACTGATTAACGTATGTAAAGTCTGTTGTGCGTAACTTAAAGCCGTTAGACAATAAATCCATTTCTGGATCAACTCTTTCTGCACCAGCATCATTTGCATAAAAGAACTTATCACTGACGTTATAGGCAGAGCGTGTACTGTCGTGGATGTTCCACGCCATTGGTCCAGAAGTCTTTTTGATAATCACAAATGCAGGGCGAAAACCTGTGTAAATAAACGGTCCATCAGCACTTCCATTGCCCGTGTAGCTTCCGAATTTACTGTAACCTTCCACATCGGCAAAACAGTAGGCTACATAGGTAGCACCCGAAGCCCCAGTAGTTGATGATCCACCACCAACAGAAATAACTGTCGATGTTGGCGCTGTATTATTAAATATAACGGCATCCGCTGTTGATGCGTCAGTAGCATTTAGATAAAGACGATTTCCGGCTCCAGTTGAGACATGATACACACCCCAAACTCTAGATGCGTCTCTGCGTTTGTAAATAACCATTGATGGAACCAAGCCTAATCCATGACCCACCGTAGCATTAGCACCAGTCCCCGTGTAAGTCACAATCGAGAACCCAGCCGTAGGGTTGGCACTAACTGTTGAGGTGATAGAGCCATCAGTGTTGCTTACACCAGCGCCGTTGGCTTTCCAGTTCCATGCGACAGTAGATACACCAGAGGTATTCGTATCAATGAATTGACTTGGTCCAACTGAAAAGCCATCACTATTAAAGGAGGTTAAATCATATCCAGCCGAAGCGGTATCTTCTGCTCTTGTGTCGTGAGAACGAAGAGACTTACCAATCCCTCTAACAGCATCAAATAGTCCGTGACTTCCAGCAATGCTTCTTGGCTTAATCCAAACCAAATCAGGCTGGAATTCCACCCCTGTAATGCTTTGCGTAGAACCGTTCCCCGTATACAACACCGTATTGAAATACTCACTCCCGTCCACAATTGCGCTGTCAGGCAAGTTACCCGTGTGCAAAGGCTTGAAGCCTGTGGGTGGTGTGTAGGCGAATGGGCGTTGACCAAAGTTGGCAAGCCATGACCCAACACCATTACTATTGTCATTAGAAAACGCTGGATAAAACTCACCCGACAAACTTGAAAACGCAGTTCCTTGGGATGAATTATTTTTGTAAAAGGTCAGAGTTCCAGCATCTAAATCTAATGCAACACCAATCAAATCACCATTTGTAAATGACGCACC